TACCATATAATAAAGAAAATATATGTAATAAAGATGATTTATCATGTGTAAAAGAAAAAAAAAAGGAAATAATAGATAATTTAATAAATGAATTTGAATGTAAAAAAGATGGTAATGAAGAAATATGTATTATTAATAAATCAAATGAAAGAAATATATTAAATAAAGAAGAAGTAAATGAAATAAAATTTAAACATTTTAAACCATTTGCATCAAAAAATCCTATTGATTGGTTATCAAATGATGATATTGATACAGTACAAGAACAATTATATAAAAAATATAAAAATTATTATTATAGTTATATACATATGGTAGACTTAGTAATGGTAAGTCATGGTAATACTAATTTTATAGATCATCCTATTCAAAATATAAGAAAAATAAATTTTTATAATGAATTAAAAAATATATACTATGAAAATAAGATTAGTATAGAAGATAATCCATTAAAATATTATGGAATTATAGTAAATACTGATCCAAGTACTAGGGGTGGTCAACATTGGTTTTCTATTTATTTTAACTTTAATTCAACAGGTTCATTAGATGATCCATATACTATAGAATATTTTAATTCATCTGGTAATCCAATTAGAAATAAAGAATTTAATGAATATTTTATAAATCTAGCAATAGAATTAACAGATAAATTACAAAAATGTGTTAAATTTATACAAGTAACAAATATACAACATCAAGGATTAGATCCAGTAATAGGAGAAGATTCTGGTAACTGTGGTTGTTATGCATTATATTATATTTGGAGTAGACTTGAAGGTATACCATATAAATACTTTAATGAAAAAAAAAGAATATTATCAGATAAAATCATTACAGAATTTAGACAGAAATTATTTAGAAATATTGAATAAAATTTAATATATATATTTTAAAGAATCTACAATATTTTTATTTTTATTATCAATAGAATTAATATAAATAATTAATGTATGAATTTTTTTTTCTAAAAAATCAATATTATTAATTAATGAAATATAATTTTCTTTTTTAATTAGTATATTATCATTATTATTATTATTATCAAAATTATCAAAATTATTAATATGAACTAATTTAATTTTTTTATTATTTAATAATTCATGATTTTCATCAATATATTTTCTTTTTTTTATAGTATCCATAATTTATAATATTAGTTAATTATATATTTAATTATAAAATAAAAATTTAATATAAAATAAATATTTAAATAATATTAATAATATATATAGAAACATAATCTATAATTAAAAATGCCAATTGTAGAAAAATTTTCAGATATAGAAATTAAAGAATTAGATAATATTAAAGGAAGAATTATTTATAATACTACTAATAATACTATACAATATAATAATGGTGATAAATATATTAATATAGATAATATAGATAATACAGATATTAATAATAAATTAGAAATACTACAAAATACAAATGAAAATAACTATAAAGATATTTTAAATAAATTATCATTATTAGATAATACAAATTCTAATATATTTAAAAAATTAAATGAACAAAATATAGAAGGTATACTTACAACATCAGATCAACCAAATATAACATCTATTGGTAAATTAAAACAATTAGAATTGGAAGGTAATATAACTGGTGTTAATAAATTAATAACAAAAGAAATAGAAGGTATCATTTTATCACCAAATCAAATAAATATTACTAAAATTGGTGATCTTGAGGAATTAACAATAACAAAAAAATTAAATATTAAAGAATTAAATACTTTAATTACACAACCAATACAACCAATTATAACAGAATTAGGAACTTTAAATAATTTAAATATATTAGGTATAACTAATATAAATACTATATCTAATTATGCACAATTATCAATAAATAATAATAGTGGTAAATGTATAAGATTAATATATAATAGTATAGATGGAAAAGAACAAATATATTCAGATATAAATATTGATATATTAGGAAATTTAAATTTAAATCCAACTGGTAATTTTATAAAAACAGAAAAATGTATACAAGTTAATAATGATAAATTTGGATTTAAACATAGATCTACTAATGGTATTGAATTTATTACATCAATTAATCAGTCACATAGTGTATCTATTGGTAGTTATACAAATCATAATTTAAATTTAATAACAAATAATATTAATAGAGTAACTATTGATAATAATGGGAATATAGGTATAGGTACATTATCACCTAAAAAAAGTTTAACAATAAATAGTATTACAGGTGGTAGTATGAGATTAATATATAATGATACATTAATATATACAGACTATTATATATCAGAGAATGGTACAGTTATTTTTGATATAAATAGTAATAAATCTAAAGGATATATATTTAATGGTGGTAATGTACAAGCTACTATATCAACACCTGAACAACCATTTATTACTATGGTTGGTACATTAACTAAATTAAATATGAATGGACCAATTAATAATGCAACAGACATCACAGCAAAAACAATTACAGGTCAACTATTGACTAGTTCTCAACCAAATATTCAATTAGTTGGTGAATTAAATAAACTAAAAATTAATAGTAATTTTCCATTATTATATGAAAGTACATATACACCACAATTAGCATTATTTACTAATACTATAGAAAGAAATGGTTCATATATTGAAATTAAAAATAATATAGGAACACAAATGAAATTAGGAATAGATGGTAAAGGATATGCTGGTGGTGAAAATACTAGTGTTGCTTTATCTTGTTGGACAAAGGGTGATTTAAGATTTATTACAAACAAATTAGATAGAATGATAATAAAATCAGATGGTTTAGTTGGTATAAATATAAATAATCCACAAAAACAATTAACAATTAATAGTAATACAGGGGATTGTTTAAGATTAATATATAATAATCTAAATACTTATTTAGATTTGATGGTAAAACATAATGGAAATATAATATTTCAGGCAAATGGTGATAATCCAAATTTTCAATTTATTGGTGGTGATTTATTTGCAAAATTATCAAAATCAGATCAACCTAATATAACCTCAGTTGGTATATTATCTAAATTAGAAATGACTGGTGAAATAAAAGGTGTAACAAATTTATCAGCAAATACAATATCTGGTATGATTACAACACCTATACAACCAAATATTTTATCTATAGGTACATTAACTAAATTAGAATTAAATGGTATTTTATCATCTACATATTCATCGACAAATGGTATAATGGCAATATTTAATAATAAATTACCAGATAATGGGTCATATATAGAAATTAATAATAATAATAGTAAAGCTTTATTTGGATTAGATGGGAAAGAAAATATAAATGATGTAATATTAGGAAATTATTCTAAAGGTAATTTAAAAATAATAACAAATTCAATAGAATATTTACGATTACAATCAAATGGTACAATAGGTATTAATACTATATTATCAAAAAAACAATTAAGTATTAATAGTGATAATGGTGAATGTTTAAGATTAATATATAATAATAAAAAAGGAACAGAAGATAAATATTTTGATGTAAATATATTATCAAATGGAAATACTGATTTGATAACATCTGGTAAATTTATTAATATAAAAAATAATATAATAATAGGTGATAAAAATAATAATAAAAATATAATTCAATTTAATAATAGAGATAATTATTATAATAAAACAGTACTAATAGAACAATTATATAATGATTTAAATAATAGTGAATTATTAATATACAAAGGGGTAGAAAAAAATAGAATAAGATTTAGATCATATGAATATATATTTCAAACTATTAATGATAATACAGAAAATATAGAAACAACAAATATTGATAATAATAATAAATTAATTATATCTAATAATGGTAATATTAGTATTAATACTAATAATAATTTAAAACAATTAAATATAAATAGTAAAACAGGAGAATGTATTCGTTTAATATATGATAATATAGATAGTATTTATTTAGATATTTCAATTAATAAAAATGGATTAATATTATTTAATAGTAATGGTGATAATTCTGGATTTAAATTTAGTGGTGGTAATATTGATGGTATTTTATCTACACCAAATCAACCAAATATAACTTCATTAGGTATATTAGATAATTTAAATATATCTGGAAAATTATGTGTAAATGAATTAAGTACTCCATTTTTAGATACATTATTAATTAAACAAGATCAATGTAATATAACATCATTAGGTAAACTAAAATATTTAAATATTGAAGGGAAAGTTAATATTGATACTGATTATAGTGAAATGAAATTAAATATTAATGAAAATAATGGTAATTGTTTAAGATTAATATTTAATAATTCAAATAAGTTTATAGATTTAATTGCTGATATTAAAGGTAACTTACATATTAAACCAACTGGTGAATTTATTACAACTTCAAAACAATTTGAAATAATAAAGAATGGCTTAGGTTTTAGTCATAAATCTGAAAATAATATAGAATTTATAACATCTATTAGTAATATATCAGGTGTATCAATTGGTAGTTATTCAAATGATTCTGTTAATTTTATTACAAATAATATGAGTAGATTAACTATAGATAAATATGGTAAAATTGGTATTGGTAATCAAAATCCAATTGCGATTTTAGATTTAGGTAGTTTAGCATCACGTTCATTATTATATTTATATAATAATAATGATAATATATATGGATTTGGTATATTAAATAATACTTTATTATACCAATCTGGTAATTGTAGTAATCATGCATGGTATACAAATTCTAATACAAACAATATAGGGACTGAATTGATGAAATTAATAGGTGAAACTGGATATTTGGGTATAAACATAACAAATCCTTTATATCCATTACATATAAATGGATTTGAAAAAGGTATAGCACATAGTTTAGATGATATAACATTCAATACTTATATAAATAAAAAAGATAAAAATGTAATACTACATACAAGTACTAATCATTCATTAATTATTGGTTCAAATAATAAAGATCAATTATTTTTATCTAATAATGGTAATATTGGTATTGGTACAAAAACACCAATTAGTTTATTACATTTAAATAGTAATAATAAAAATGCAATTATTATAGAAAATGTATTAAATACATCTACTGCAAATATACAATATAAAACAGATAAATGTATATGGGAATTAGGAGCAAGGGGATCAAATAATACACCACTTGATTCATTTTATTTATTTGGTAATAAAAATGATAGATTAGTTATACTATCAAATGGATTAACTGGTATTAATACAATATTACCAAAAAAACAATTAAGTATTAATAGCGATACAGGAGAATGTTTAAGATTAAGTTATAATAATAGTTTAGGTTATGAAACATCTTATTTAGATTGCGAAGTATCAAAAGATGGTAAAATTACATTTAAAGCTAATGGTTCAAAACCTAAATTTGAATTTATAGGAGGTGAACTTGATTGTATATTATCTAGTAATGATCAACCAAATATAACTTCTATAGGTACATTATCTAAATTAAATATAATAGGTGATTTGACAGTTTTAAATAATATATATAGTAAATATATTAATGGTATAGTACAAACACAAAATCAACCATATATAAAAACATTAGGTGTATTAGATAATTTAAAGGTATCTACTATAATAAATAATTTTAATATAGGTGGTGTAATTGTAAAATCATATAATAGTAGTGATATGACTGGTAGATTAATTAAAGAAGAAATATTAACTTCTATAGAATTAAATAAATATAGTCCAAATGGTATTAATAATTATTGGTCAGTTGAAATTCTTGGTTATATCCAACCTAAATATTCAGAATTATATACATTTTATATTATTTCAAACAATAAATTTAGATGTTGGATAAATAATAAATTATTATTTAATGCATGGAAAATAAATAATGAAAGAATTGACCCAAATAGTATAGAATTAAATATGGATCAATGGTATCCAATATATATACAATATGCAAAAGAAGATGTAATTAATGATACTTTTATATTAAAATGGGAATCATTATCTCAACCAATTGAAATACTTAATAATTTATCATTATCTTGGGATAACCATATTGATAATTATAATTTAAGATACCCATTAACTACTAAGAATAATATTAATATTTATAATTCAAATACTGAAAATAATATTAATGGAAGTATTACTATAAATGATAATGGTAATATGTTATTAAAATGTACTAATAATACTTTTGATATGAAAGGTGGTTTATATGCCACATTATTAACAGAAAATCAACCTAATATAACTTCTATTGGTACATTAACTGAATTAAAAGTAAATGGTAATATTACTTGTATTAATAAATTAGAAGCAAATAAATTAGTTGGAATAATTGAAACATCTGATCAACCTAATATAACATCTATTGGTAAATTAACACATTTAGAAGTTTATGGTGATATTACTAATATTAATAAAATTAAAGCAAAAGAATTAGAAGGTGTTATTTTAACAAATAACCAACCAAATATAACATCTATTGGTACACTAACTCATTTAAATATTTTAGGAAAAATAACTGGAATTACTGAAATTGATGCAAAACAAATAATAGGAACTATATTAACAAATAATCAACCAAATATAACATCTATTGGTGAATTAAATGATTTAAAAGTAAATGGTTTAATAAATACTAATCAATTAGAAATAAATAGTAATAATAATAATTGTTTAAAATTATTATATAATAAAGATAAATACAATTCAAAAATATATACTGATTTTATTCTTGATTCAAATGGAAATTTAAGTATTAATTCAAGTGGAGATAATATTAATACTAATAATAGTATTAATATTAATAATAGTTATGGATTACAACATTCATCAGATAGTGGTATTAAAATATATACTTATATTAATAATAATGAATCATATATTGGTAATATGTCAGATAATACATTACACATTACTACAAATAAATACCCACGTATTACTATTAATAAAGATGGATATATTGGTATTAATTCTATATCTACTTCATCACAAATGGTTATTAATAATTCAAAAGGAAATTGTTTAAGATTAGTTTATAATAGTAAAAATAATGAAATATTATATACAGATTTAAATGTCGATAGTAATGGTAATCTATCTATAAATACAGCTGGTAATACAATATATACATCATCACAATTAAGAATACAATCTGAAACAGGAATAGGATTATCTATATTATCACCAAATGGATTACATGAATTAATTACACATGTTGTTAATAATTGTATACAATTTGGGTCATCTACTAATACAGTAGTTAATATGATAACTAATAAAAAAAATAGATTAACTATTGATGGATTTGGTAATATATCTATAATGAATAAAATAAATATTGTATCTGATATTCAATATATACAAAATAAAAAAAATATAGATAATGAATTTTGTAAGAAATTTATTAATATAGAACCTAAACAATATAATAAAATAGATTCTGATGATAGTATACATTTTGGATATATTGCTCAAGATTTGATTAATAATGGTTATGAATCATTAACTAATATTATCCATGAAGAAGATAAATCAATTCATACAGTAAGTACAACTGATATTATACCATTGTTAGCAAAAAATATTAAAATATTATATGATGAAAATAAAGAATTAAAAGATAGATTAGAACTATTAGAAAAATTGATTTTAAAAGATGAATAAATATAAAATGACTTTTCAAAAATATTATGCTGAACAATGTGTTAAACATTATATTAATTTGGTTCTGACTAAAATTTTAATGAAAAATCTACAACTTAAATATCCAAAAAAAAAATTTACATTTACAATTTTAAATGAATAATTAATTTTTTTTAATAATATTAATTTAATATTTTAATAATAGGTGTAATATATATATTATTTATATAATAATATTAAAATGAATAAAAATAATACAAACTATCCTAATGAACTTAAAAAGAAAATAAAAGATGATTTATTAATAATAAAAAATAAATTAAATAACCAATTATTTGATTATCAAAGACTTGTATATAATTATCTTATTGAAAGAGAAAATAGAGGTTTATTAATATTTCATGGATTAGGTAGTGGAAAAACATTATCAGCAGTATCTGTTGCTGAATATTTTAGAAAATCAAATAGAGAAATAATGATATTAGCCCCCAAAAGTCTTCATAATAATTTTAAAAATAATATAAAAAAATATAATAAAAATATTACAGATGATGAAATAGAAAATAGTTATAAATTTATAACATCAAATGCATCTAATATGATTAAACAATTAGATACAACTGAAAAATTAGATTTACAATTAAATGAAATAAATAAAATTAATATAGATAATAAAGTTATTATAATTGATGAGGCACATATGTTAGGTAATAGTATTGTTAATGGTAGTAAAAATGCTAATGAATTTTATGATTTAATAATGAATGCAAAAAATATAAAAATTATATTATTAACAGCCACTCCGATAGTAAATAATGCATTTGAATTAAGTCCATTATTAAATATGTGTAATGGGAAAATTTATAAAAGATCAACAGAGTTAATAATAACAAAAACAAAAGATTATTATACAATATTACCAGAATATTATCAAGATTTTATGAAACTATTTGTAAATGAAGAAAATAATACAATAAAAAATGCAGAATATTTTCAAAATAGAATATTTGGATTAGTATCATATAATGGTGAATTATTTATAGAAAAAAAGGATGAATTCAAAGTTGAATTAAAAGAAACTAAAAAAAGAGATAATTTCCCAGATAGATTACCAATTAAAATTATTAAAATAAATATGTCATTACAACAAAATATAGAATATTCTAAATATAGAGATAAAGAAAGATATGAAGCATCAAGAAGTTATAAAGGTGGTGCAATATTTAAAGATAAATTTAGTACATCATCAAGTTATAGAATTAGATCAAGACAAATTAGTAATGTTTATCTTATTGAAAATCAAGAATTTGATATAAAAAAATTAGATATATATTCACCAAAAATGAAAAAAATGTATGAGATTATAAAAAATTGTCATAAAAATCAATTAGGGGTAATTTATTCAACATTTTTACAAGCAGGATTAGAATATATGTCTCAAATATTAGATCATTATAATTATGAATCATTTAATGATATATTAGATATTAATACTGATCATACACAAATTCAACCAAAATTAAGATATGCAATGTTTACTGGTAAAATTAATATAGACATAAGAAATTATATTATAAATATTTATAATAGTCCAGAAAATAAAAATGGTGAATTAATACATTTACTATTAATTTCATCAACCGGGGAAAAGGGAATTAATTTAAAGAGAGTTAGACATGTTCATATTATGGAACCACAATGGAGTTATACAACATTAGAACAAGTTATTGGTCGAGCTGTAAGATATAATAGTCATAAAGATTTACCACTAAATCAACAAAATGTTCAAGTATATATGTATATATCAGATTATAATATAGAGTTTTTAGAAAAAGAAAAAGAAAAAAAAGCAAAACAAAAAAATGATAAAAAAAAACAACCAATTGAAGATACCACTGATAAAACATTATTATATAGATCCATAAGAAATAAAGAATTAAATGATAAATTTTTAAAATTATTAGCAGAAACATCTATTGATTGTTATGAATTTAATAAAGGTTATAATTTTAATTGTTATTCATGTAATCCAACAAATGAAACATTATATTATCCTGATATTAATATAGATGTTAATACTCCAAATAAATGTATAAATCCAAATAAAAGTATATTGGCAGAAGAAGTTATTATAAATGGTGATATTTATTATTATACAAAAGATAAAGAAAATATAACAGTATATAAAAAAAATAAAAATGATGATATATTTAATGAAATAACTGATAAAAAGATAATTAATACAATTAAGAAAAATTTAAAAATAAACTAATAATTATTATATTTAATAATTAATTCTAATGGCAATGAATTAATTTTTTCTATATTTAATTTATTTAATTTATTTAGTTTTTTACTATATGTATAAAATGAAAATGTTAATTTTTGTATTGCCAAACATATTTTGTTTGTATTAAAATTATATAAATTTAATGGTTTTATTATAACACAATTTATTGTTTTTTCTGTTTTACATACAAAATGATATTGTAAATTATCATTTGATTTTAATTCATTAATTAAAATATATATTTTTTCATAAGAATTATCTAAATTTATTGGTAAGTCTGTAAACTCTATTTTAAATTCTAATAATTCCATATTAATAAACCATTTTTGAGATGATGTAGAAACACTATTACTATTATTTAAATTATAAATCAATGTATTATTTTTTTCATTTACTTTTATATCATTCAAATATAAATATTCATAATTAATATTTAAGTCCATTATATATTTATTATTATAAATTATATTTAATTTTAAATTTTTTTCTATTCATAAATCATATCATCTAAAGATCCACCAGGTTTAACCATTGGAAGGCATTTTTCATTTTTATCAACAACAAACTCAGCTAAAATTGGCCCATCATTATATTCAATAAACTCTTTCATTTTTTTTGTTAAACTTTTTTTATTAGTACATTTAATATATCTCCACCCCATAGATTTTGCTAATAATTTAAAATCTGGATTATCTAAATTAGTATGTGAATTACGTCCATTATAAAATTCATTTTGCCACTGGGAAACCATTCCTAATAATTCATTATTTAATAATAATACTTTAACATTAATATTATATGTAGATGCTGTTTTCATTTCTGATAATGTCATACATAAACTACCATCACCATCAATATCAACTACCATTGAATTTGGTGATCCCAATTTAGCACCTATTGCAGCAGGGAGTCCGAATCCCATTGTTCCTAATCCACCAGATGTTATCATAGTATTAGGTTTATTCCATGTTAAATACTTACATGCCATCATTTGGTGTGACCCTACACCAGTAGTTATAATAACATCTTTTAAATTATTAGTATGTTTATTAAATTCTTGCAATACTAATTGTGGTTGTAATATTTTATTATTATTTAAGTAAGTAAATGGATAATCTTTTTTCCATTTATTAATTTTATTAAACCATTTATTCCTTTCTTTTTTTTTAATAAATGGTAATAGTTGTGTTAAATTAACTTTTGCATCTCCTATAACTTGAATAGTTGGCATAATTGTTTTACCAATTTGTTTTGGTTCTATTTCAAATTGAATAATACCACCATTGTTACATTCTTCTGCAATTCTTGCCACTGGTGCAAATTTATTAATATTACCGGTTGCTCTATCATCAAATCTTGCACCTATACTAATGATAACATCTGCTTTTTGCATTGCTTTATTAGCATACACAGAACCATGCATACCTAACATATGTAAACTTAATTTATGATCTTCATCAAAAGTACCTAAACCTTGTAGTGTTGTAGTTACAGGTATATTACCTTGGATTGCTAATTTTCTAACTTCTTTATATGCATTCAATGCACCTTGTCCTGCATAAATTACAGGAGCCTTTGCATTATTAATCATATTAATTAATTTTTTATGAGTAATAGAAAAATCTTCATTTGGTATATTAATTATTTGTTTATCTAATTTATATTTTTCTAAATTATTATATAAATTTATATCATATACTTTTTCTGAAATATCTTTAGGTATTTCAATTAAAACTGGCCCTGGTCTACCAGATAATGTTAAATTATATGCTTTATTAATAATATCATCAATATTATCAGAATGTTTCATTTGATAATTCCATTTAGTACATGGTTTTGTAATATCAATAATATTAGCTTCCTGAAAAGCATCTGTACCTAATAAATGACTTTGGACTTGACCTGCAATAACAAGTAATGGTGTCCCATCCATTAAAGCATCTTGTAGTGGTGTTACAATATTTGTGGCACCAGGGCCAGATGTTACAATAACAATACCTGGTGTATTTGTAACTCTTGCATAACCCTGTGCCATATGCCCTGCTCCTTGTTCATGTTTAGATAATATAAATTTAAAATTATTACTATTATATATAGCATCAAATATAGGTAATACAGCACCACCAGGATAACCAAAAATAGTTTTAATTTTTAATTTTTTAATAGTTTCATTTAATATTTCAGCACCATTTAATCGAATTAACTTATCGTTAAATTCAAAATTTAAATTTTTTATAAATAATTCTTCTCTTTTTTTTAATTTATTAAGATATGATAATGAGTGTAGATGATTTGAACTTCTAAATGATCTGAAAAATACTTTTTTTAACATTTTTTTATAGAATATTTACTATATATAATAATATAATTATATTACTTTTAAATTCAAAAAAAATAATAATTATTATTTAATATAATTCAGAAATATTAGAAACACGATATTTTATCTTCATTGGTAATATTACACGCTTGGATCACAAATATATTTCAATATCTTGTGAGCCATTAGCAATTGGATTGATAAGTGTAGAAAAATCAAAATTAATAGTAACTTTTACATCATTTACTCTATTAACTAAATGTCCATCTAATCTATTTATAAAATTAATATTATTAATATTTTCTACAGGATTTTGTGTAGTAAATCCTGTAAAATAAATTAAATCACCAGAAATTAAATTATGACTTTCATAAAATTCAATTTCACCTGGATTATTTCCGGTATAATCTAAATTTTTAACAAGTAAACGATCCTTATCAAATATAATAGGGGCTAATGGTGAACCAAATCTAAGTGTAATATCTTGTAATTTCACAGGTTTTTTAAATTTATAAGAATCAAAATCAGGTGTTAATTTAATTAAATTTCCAGTTTGTGTAGCAGAGCACATAAAATGATATTGCCCATCTTCATATGCTTCAAAACAATCAGAAACTAATTCTACTATAGTTAGTGATATTTTTTTATAATAATTATCAGCAGGTGCGGAGAATGGGATATTAAATGGTTTAATAGAAATTTCAAATACATCTTCTATATTACCAATAGCTGTAATTGCACCACTTCCAATTTGTTTAACTTTTGTATTACCAACAATATTAAATTTAATTAATGACCTATTTGTATTAGATATATTTTGATATCGAGAATCAATATGTATACTTGATTCTCTAATTAATGATTGATAATTTAATATTTTTGTTGATTCTATTAATTGTTTTGGATTTGATGATAATAAAGTACTACCACTACTACTAGGGGGGGCTACTGATTTATTTGCTACTGTTTTATTTGTAGATGATACTACTTTGGTTGGTTGTTTTGCAGGTGTAACACTAGAAAATGTGTATGCTTCTTTAAATAATCTATTATCAGATTCATCATATTCATCTGAATTATCTGAATCAAAATTACTAAAATTTGATTTTATATTATAATCTGGTAATTCTTTATTTAATTCTTTATGATATTTTATTTCTTTTGCATCAAGCTTAAGTGCACCAGTTTTATCATTTATTTTTAATAATTTTGATTTAATATCAATATCATAATCATCATTTAATTTTCTTTGTCTAATATATAAATCTTTAATAGATTTATTAACTTTTTCAGTATCACCGTTATATTGATTATATAAACCTAATATATTAATTTTAGGAATAAATTTAACTACACTATCTATAAATGGAATAGTAATATCTATTTTAGCATCGGTAGAAATTAGTTTAACAATTTTATTTATATTTTCTTTTTTCATTAAACTATCTTTGAAATTTTTTATTGTATTTGTTTGCAAGTCATATCTATGGGTATCTAATTTATGCATTATTAATAATTTTTTAAATATATATATTAATAATTATATATTATATTTAAATAATTTTATTTTTTTTTAGATTTATTAATTAATGATAATATATAATTATCATCATTTATATTTTTTAATTTATTTATATTTGTATTTATTTTTCTTTTATTTTTTTTCTTATTAAATAATTCATTTTCTATATTATTATTAATATCTAAATTAAATAATTCATCATCTAAATGTTCATCAATATCGTATACATATTCATCATTAATATAATATATATATATTAATATTAATACAAATATTATACAATAACATAAATATAAATTCATATTTATATTATATATATTTATATTTATTTAAAATATTATAAAAAAAATAATTATAGGATTTATTTTTCTTATTCTTTTACTTCAATTTCTTCAACTTCTTCTTCACTTTCATTTTCTTTATCTTCAGCTCCATCAATCATATTAAATTTATCTTGAATAGTTTCAAATAATTGATTAATTCTTGGGTCTTTCATAGCTCCTGATGACATTGTTTTCTTTTTGTAAAAGTCAACAATGGTTTTAAGCTGCTGAACACACTCAAAATCAGAATCTGACGTATCCTTTGATATGTCGATAATGAAATTCTCTATTATGATAGAAGGTTGTTTAGTGGCAATAAAATCTTTATAATAGTTATTAAAGTTACTAGTTAGCATATCCAAAGAATTTGAAATTTTATTAAAAGCTTTTTCACATCTTGGAATAGATTTTTTAGCTTCAGAAATACTTTGAATAATAACTTCTGAAAATTTCTGAATATCAACATCAGGACTAGTTATAATTTCATAAATAGAATAAGATACTTTATATAATAAACATAATGTAATCATAATATATGGTTTCATTTTATGATTACATTCTTTATTAAAATCAGGGTGTCTAAATAAATACTTAAAATTTAAATCAGTAAATGGGAATAACATTAATTCATCACCTGGTTCACTATAAATAAATCTATCTGATAACTCATCTTTATTTTGAATAAAAGTTTTATATTGGATTAAATTTTTACATAAAACTAATATATTATTTATTGTATTACATTGTTTGATTTTTAAATACATTGGTACAATTTCATCAATACTATGACTAATTTTACTAAATTCATTTTCACCATTTTTTATAAAAAAGCCAATATCATCTTTATTTCCTTGAAATTTAATATCAGTTTCAATTAATTTATCTAAAATTGTAATATTAAATCTAGTTAATAATTCATTAATAGTTTTTACTTCTTTTTTTAATTTACTATATTTATCATAAATAACTAAAGGGTCTAATGATTCTTCTTTTCCCAATAGTTGAGAAAATAATGCATTAATTTCATCACTATTTACACCACCTAATGTTTTTTTTATAATTTTTGCTTTCCCTCCTCTATTTTTACCCATAATATTTATTATATTATTTTTTATTAATATATGATACTAATACTATTTTATATATTAAATATATAATTAATATATTTAATATACAATTAATATTAATATATATTTTAATTTAAATATATATATTATATTATTATTATATAATATATAATAATACATAAAATATAATGTCAAATCAACATAATATAGTAGATATTAGTATAGATTTTAATAAATATATAAAAAAATTTATTTTTATTATTGAAAAGAGTATGACAAATACAGATCAAGTTGATTACTTTAATAAATTAAGAAGAAAGATTGAAATGGTAATTGAACATGAACCATTATTAATATTAAAAAATGGTGGACCATATATTTATGATTTTCGAGAAGAAATTTTTAATAATGATATTAATAGATTATTAAATGAATGTGATATTGATAATGTATCAGAATATATTGTAAATGAAGTTAAAGATGAAAATATGAATCAATCTGATGAAATTAAAAATTTAATTAAATGTCTAAGAACAGTGTGGTTTAATTATAATGAATTAGAAAAAAAAACAATTATTAAATTATTAAAGCGTATTATTTCAGAATATAGTAAATATTTATTAATTAATACATAAATTATTACTATATTAAATATAATTATATTTAATATTTTTTTTATTTTTTAACTTATTTAAGTAATATTTTGATTATCCCAATATTTCTGCATTAAATCTTCATCAGATCCTGGTGTTGTTAACTTTGTTTTTGGTACATTAGTATTATATGTTAAATCATTTTGATGTTTAATAGTTTTTTCTTTTGTTTCTATAGTTTTCATATTTATAGGTTCTTCAATACCATCATCTTGTGCATTAATTTCATTTAACATCCAATTATCTAAATTACTGTCATTGTCTTCAGTTTTATGTTGTTTAATATTAGAATTACCATTATTAATAATATTAATAATATAATCTTTAATTTCACTAAATTGTTTACAACAAACTTTATTATTAGATAATAATACAGGTAAATCAATTATATTTAACTTTGCTAATTCATCAATTTTGTCATTATCAATATCATCATAGTTAATTGAAAATAATTTAATATAATAATTATTTTTATTAACTAATCTATAATTAGCATTTAACCATTCTAATAAAGTTTTATTTTCATATAATTCATCATCATCATTTTTTAAAATAATATCTATTCTTTCCATTATTATTATAATAATATATTAATATATTTTTATATTTAAAATATATTAATATAATATTATAAATTTAAAATTGAATTAATTATTATTAGTTATATATATAATATATAATTCATACTTAATAATAATAATGGAAGTATCAAATATACAAATATATGAAAATACAATCAATTACGAAAATACTATATTTAAAGAATTATTAGATAATAATAAACATTTATTACCAAATAAAAATAAAAAAATAATATCATTTGAATTAACAAATAGTAATGTAGAATTTGCAAATGCAATTAGAAGAATAATTACAAATGAATTAGAAGTTAAAATATTAAATGTAAATATAACTAATGTAAATACTGATGATAAATATATATTATCTAATTTAATTAAGGATAGATTAGAATTAATATCAATAGATCAAAGTATACCAGAAGATTGTAAATTTAAAATTAGTATAACAAATAATACATTAGATATAAAAAAAATAACAACAAATGATATTATATTATTAAATCATAAAGAATTAAATATAAAACATTTATTTAATACTAATATTATCTTATGTTATTTAAATCAAAAAAAGTATATTACAGTAACTGATATTACTATAAATAAAGATACTGGATTAAACAATGGTAAATATGCACTATGTACAGTTAATTATGAAATAATTAATACAGACTTTAAAATTCCAACTCTAAACAATAATAATAGTGATTTTAAATTTACACTAAAAACAAATGGCAATATAGAACCAATTAAAATTATTAATTTAGTTGAAATAAATTTAAATAAAAGATTAGATATAATTGAAGAAAATATTAATAAAATAAATAAAATAAATAAAATACTTAATTCTAATGAAACTCAATTATTAGAATTAAATGATTTATATATTATCAAAAATTTTGATATATATAGTTATTATATAAATAATGAGTCACATACTATTGGAAATTTATTTGTAAAATATATATATGATTTAGAACCAAATATTGAAATGATAAATTATAGTATTATTCATCCAACAAAAAATCAAGTTATTATTAATATTAAACATAATAATCATAATAAGTTAATATTAAATGCTATAACAAATATAAGAAAAGATTTAAAATTATTTACATCATATTTTTAATTCATAATATATAATTATTTATTTTTTTTATTATATTATTATAAATTTAATTATATAAAAAATAATAATAAAAATTAAAAGGTATACTATTATGGAAAATTTATTATTTAATTCTAAAACTAAAAAAGTAATTAATAATTTATTTAATAAAATTATTATAGAAAAATTTAATGATAAAATAATTAGTATCAGTCATTTTAAAAATAATATTCCTAATAAATTTGATATTAAATATACTGAATCATTATGGAAGGAGTTTATAAATTTATATTATAATAAGATGATAACTTTTCATAGTATATTACACTTCAAATCATCTGATAATTTATTAAATGAATTACAAAAAAATCAATTTATATTTATATGTAATATAAATGAAATTCAAAATGATATAAAAAATATATTAAGAGATCATATAATATATAATAAATATAAAGATAATAACTATGATATTAATTATGAAATTATATAATATAAAAAAATTGATATTTAATATATATTTAAATACATATATATATTCTATAACAAATAATAAAAATATAAAAAAAAATAATAATGAATAACTCTATCAATAAAAAAAGAAATATATCATTTAATAATAGTTATAATAATAAAAAATTAAAATATCAAATTTGTAAATTATGTAAAGATATTAATAATAAAAATAATTCATTAAATTTGGAATTAAAAAAATGTGAAATATGTATTAAAATTCAAGAATATAAATTAGATTCATCTATTTTAACGCAAAGATCTCGTATTAATGCAATATCATTACAATCAGAAGAAAAAAAAGAAATTGAAAAATATTTACAAAATCCAACACCAATTCATAGAAATACTTATTATAATAATATTAATTTTGATGAAGAAAATGAAAATTATAATTATGATAATATAATATTAAATAGACCTAGATCACATGCAATTTCATTGTCAAATTTAACTTGTGAAGAAATTGATTTATATATTAATAAAGAATTAAATAATTCAATTAGAAATTTATAAATTATAATACATATAAATTGTCTACTTTTTTATATATATAATTATTTTTTCCATAAATTATATTACAAATAAATAAAATAATAATAATAAATAACATAAAATAATAATAATAATTTTTATTATTATGAAATGATTCCTTTTTTTGTTCAATTTCTGATATATTAGTACAGCTATTTGTAATTTTATTAATATTAGTATTATAAAAATTTTTGCATTTTGGTGTTACAATATTTCCATTTTTACTACAATAATCAATATAAGGATCAATAAAATCATTTTGGTTTTTATCATCTAAAGAATATTTATAACAATCTATATCATTAATAAATCTATAATTTTTTTTACATAGTTCCCTATAAATTCTATCTTTACTTAATGAAATATTTTTATTTGAATTAATAGTTGGATTATTAGAATTATAAATATATTTACAAATAGTTTCATCAGTTAATGAACCATCTGTTTTTTCACACCTAGATATAATATAATTATCAAAGTTTGTAATATTTGCAGGGTTTGCTGCATAGTCTAAACAAGATAAATTATTAATATTATTATCTTGTTTGCAATATTTAATTTTACTTTTTTTTATATATGGATTAGTTGGATTCATTGTATTAGTATAAACTGATTTACATAAAAAATCATTAAAATTTTGATAATTATTTTTTTCACAATGTTCAACAAGGCTTTCTCCATATATATCTAAATTATTTAAAACTAATGGTTTACAATTATTATTATTTATATTATCACTATTTTTACAATATTTTATTTTAGCATCTTTAATAATATCCCCCACTTTAGGTATTTTTTCATTAATATTACATATTTCACTAAATAAATTATTATCATCTATACAATAATTATTAATAGCATTATTATAGTAGTCTGAATTTTCACCTATTAAACTAGAATAATAATTATTACATTTTGTATAATCAGAATTAATATTATATATATTATTTGTAACACAATAATTATCAAATAATGATCTAACAATTGGTGCATCTAAAACAGTTATACATTTACTTTCATCTAAAAAATTATTATTAACCTGGCAAAATGATTTTTGAATTTTATTTGAATTAGAATCAATAGTATATAATTGTTTACAAGCATTTGAATTATTAAAATCATTTTTATCTTTATTAGAACATTCTGCAATAATATCAGTTACATACATATTTAATAATGTATTTGTTTTATCATCTTTAATTGCTGATACACAATTTATATCTGATTTCCAATTATTACTACAATAAGTATTAAATGAATTATTATAACTATCTGATAAATTAACTATAAATTCAGTAGAATACCAACTAGGTGGTATTTTTAACCATTCCGAACTATCTGTTGTTTTTATTCTAATTATTAAATTTTGATCACCACCATAATTAATATGTTCAATTTTCCATGTATAAGTACCAGATGTCATAAATATTCCAGTAGATTCAGTTAATTTATTTCCAACATATTTGTTTTGATTAATAATAATATTATTATTAAGACTTAATAAACAAGTATCATCGGCATTACAATTAAAATAATAAGTATCATCTTTTGTAAATGTAATAAAACCAGAAATAATTATTTTATATTTTTCAGTTAATTTAACATTTTGTAAATCAACTAACCCTGGTAAATATTCTGTTTTTATAAGTATATTCTTATTATCAGAAATATCATAATATTCATATTTTAAATATCCAAATTTAATTAATTTTTTTGAAATAGAACCATCTTTATTTGAATTACATAATGGATTATCTATATTCATTATTTTATTAATAATATATTATTAATATATTGTATATAATACTATTTATATTTATTTATAGAAAATAAATTATTATAATTTATATTATCATAAAAACATAATAAAATACTTATAATAATAATTAATAATAAATAAAATAGATTTAAATTAATATGTATATTATTATTACAAAAACTTTCTTTTTTACAACTTTTATCTTTTAAAAAATCATTATAAAATGTTTTACATGTATCTGATATAATATTTTTATCCTTATTACAATATTCAATATAAGATTCAATAAATTGATTTTTATTCTTATTAGCATAAGATATACAACTAGGGTCTGTTAAAAATTTACTACCTTTTTTACAATTTTCATTATATATTTTATTTTTACTTAATGATATTACTTTATTAGAATTAATAGTAGGATCTGTTGTATTATAAATATAATTACATATTTTATCATCTATTATTGTATTACCATTTTCACAATGTGATACAATAAAATTATCAAAATCATTAATATTTTGTTGATCTTTTGCAAATTCTAAACATATATTATTATTAATTCTATTACTATTTTTACAATATTTTAATTTACTATTTTTTATATATTTATTATTTGGATTAATAATATTTATATATTCTGATTCACAAGTTGGATTACCAATATTTAAATAATCATTTAATTCACAAAATTCTACTATATTTTTATCAAATTTATCAATATTATTTTTTACAATAGATTTACAATTATCTGAATTTATATTATCATTATTTTGACAATATTTAATTTTACTATTAAAAATATTATCTTTATATGTTTGTAATTTTATTTTAGAACAAATATTATTAAATAAATTTTTATCATTATTACAATAATTATATAAAGATAAATCAAAATTATCTTTATTATTAATATTTGATAATGTAGAATTATAAAAATTATTACATTTATTAAAATCAGAATTTATATTATAATTATTATCTTTTATACAATAATTATCATATAATGAATTTAATATCTTATTATCTAATATGGTTAAACAATTATCATTATTAATATAATTATTATTTATTGAACAATATGATTTTTTTATATTATTAGATAATGCATTAATATTATATTTATTTCTACATAATTCATCATTAAATATTTCATCATTTGTTTTTTTAGAACATTTTAATATTAATTTATCTTCATCAGATAAACCATAGCATTTTTTTTTATATTTATCTTCTATTAAAGTTGCATAATTGTTATATTCATTTTTTATTTCTAATAATGTTTTATTTGGGTAATCCGAATCATAATAATATTCTAATTCTGTACACCCATTATTTTTCCATAATTGCTTTAAACAATTAATAGATATATTTTTATCAGTATTTTTATATATACTACAAGGTCCATAACAATTAATTTTATTATTATTATTATTAGAATTTGATATTTTTTGATTATTATTTATTATTTCTAATTTAGTTCTTTCTTTATCTAAATCATAATTATTATATTTTGTAGTACACCCTGATTCAAACCATAATTGTTCTAAACATTCATTATTAATATTACGATCTGTATTTTTATAATGGCTACAAGATCCATAACATTTTTTTCTATCATCTATATTATATGATTTAGTTAAAAATTTTATATCATTTTGTATTGTATTAAAAGTTTTATTTTTATATATATCATCATAATTAAATTTTGTAAAACATCCAGTTGTATTCCAAATATGTTCTAAACAATCTTTATCTATATTTGTACTTGAAACTGAATATTTTGAACATGGTCCTTCTTTAATTTTTTTAAAAACAGCATATACATAATCAATACTTCTTTTTTTTCTATATAAATATTTAGATTCTTTAATATAGCCATCTGGTGCTTTTAAATTATATACTTCATCAGCTGTATTTTTTCTTCCACTAGAAATTCCATAACTATTATCTATTATTTCATTAGAACTATATTTAAATATAGTTTTATTATCATCATCAAATTGTATACCATAATAATCTTTATTTTTTTTTCTATTATTACCACTACCACCATCATAACATAAATCTACTACACCTTGAAATTCTGATATATTACTACATGATAATGAATTTGCAGGGGCAGACCATATTGTTCCATCACCAGGGACTTCATATTCTTGTAATCTACCAAATTTATCAACTGTTTGGAATATATAATCTTTTCCCATAATAATTATACAATTATTAATATATAATAATAATTATAATTTTTTATAATTATATTAAATTTATGGTTTTATAATATTTATATTATAAAAAAATAAAATGAATTATATTTTCTATAAATATCATTTAGATAATCATAATAATAATTATGATAATTATAATAACCATAATAATGATGGTAATGAAACTATTTCAAAAAAATCAATGATAATTTTTAGTTTATTATTAATAATTATTATAATAATAGTAATATATTTTCATTTATATAATACTAATTAAAATGGAAAAAAATAGTAATTGTTTAAAAAATAAATATTTAACTAATAAATGTTTAGAAATTAGTAATGAAAATGAAAGAAAAATAATACAAAGTTATATTAATTCTAATAATAATTATTGTAATAATAATATATTAAATAAAGAATGTAATAATTATTTAACAGATAAATATTATAATAATTTTAATAAAGAATTAAAATCAAAATTAAATAATTTATGTAGTTTACCAAATACACAATGTAGAAGTTTGTGTAAATATAATTTTAATCAATCATTTTGTTATAAATATTTATTCATTATTTTTATTGTTATAATTAGTATAATATTTAGTATATTTAATAATATAATACTAAATGATAAAAAAACATTTCAATTTAAATTTAAAATTGAAAAAATAATTAAATATATTTATAATAAGACTTTTTATAAAATCATAATAAAAATATGACAGAAGTTAAAAAAATAGAGTATAAAAAATTAACTATTCGTGAACATATTAGGACTCGTCCTGGTATGTACTTAACAAGTGGTAAATTACAATTAAATAATGATTATATAATATATGATGATGAAGAAGATATTTATATAATTAAAGAAGAATTGGAATATGTACCTGCATTATACAAAGCAGTAGATGAAATAATAACAAATGCAATTGATCATTATACACGTACTTTTAATTATAAAGATAATAACAAATGTAATATTATTAAAGTAACATTTAATAAAGAAATAGGTGAAATATCTGTATATAATAATGGTACTGGAATTGAAGTTAATAAATATGAAAAAGAAGATTATTATATTCCAGAAATGATATTTAGTCATGCAATGACAGGATCAAATTTTATAGATGATGAAAATAAAATCACAGGAGGACTTAATGGTCTTGGTGCAAAATTAACAAATGTTGTATCTGAATATTTTATAATTGAAACATTAGATACAATAAATAAAAAATTATATTATCAAAAATTTGATGATGGTAATTTAATTATAAATACACCTATTATTAAAAAATCTACAAAAAAAAGTGGAATGACACAAATTACATTTAAATTAGATTATAAATTATTTTACCCAGAAAGTGGTTATACACAAGAACTTGGAGAAATATTAGATAAGATTATTAAAACAAGAACATATTATATATCTATATATTGTAAAGATACAAAAGTATATTATAATGATAATTTAATTAAAATTAATAAATTAGAGAATTTTGCAAAATTATTAATTCCGGATAAATCAAATTTAATTACTACAAAATTAATATCAGATAAAGATAAATATGAATGGGATATTGTTATTGGAATTAATAATTCTAATGATATATCTGATCAAATTTCTATTGTTAATGGTATTTGTACAAAATCAGGAGGAACGCATATTAAATATATACAAAAATTAATTAAAGATAATTTAAAAACGAAATTAGAAAAATTAATGAAAGGTAAAAATAATATTAACACTAATATTATTTTAAATAATTTATTTATATTTATGACTGGTAATATTGCTCAAGTTGATTTCAAAGGTCAAAATAAAGATGAATTAAGTATTAATATGAATCAATTTAAAGATTATAAATTTGATGATAATATTTATACTAAGATTTGGAATAAATTAAAATTATTATTATCAGAATTATATCTAAATATTGAACAAAAAGATTTAGATAAAACAAATGGTAAAAAATCAAAAAAAGTTAAAAGTGAAAATTTAGATGATGCAGATTTTGCAGGAACATCTAAATCACATTTATGTAAACTATTTTTAACAGAAGGATTATCTGCAAAAACATATGCTATTACTGGTTTAGGAAAGATTGGTAAAGAGTATTATGGTGTATATCCACTTAAGGGAAAATTATTAAATGTTAGAGGTCAAACTTCTGATAAAATTAATAATAATGCTGAAATAACTGAATTAAAAAAAATTATTGGTTTAAAGCATAATCATAAATATGAATCTTTAACTGAACTAAGATATGGAGGTATAGTTATTTTAACTGATCAAGATTATGATGGATTTCATATAAAGGCATTAATTATTAATATGATTCATGCATTTTGGCCAGAATTAATTGAACTTGGTTTTGTATGCTCATTTGCCACACCAATTATTAAAATGATTAAAGGAAAAAATCAAATGCAATTTTTTACTTTATCAGAATATGATGACTGGTGTAAAAATAATTCTACAAATGGATGGAATATTAACTATTATAAAGGACTTGGAACATCAGAAGATAGTGATATTAAAGAAAATTTTAAGGAATTAAATAAAAAATTAGTAACATATGTTAGTGATAAAAATATTATAGAATCTATTAATTTAGGTTTTAATAAAAAATTATCAGATAATAGAAAAGAATGGTTATTAAATTATAATAAAGATAAAATTATTAAACAAATTGAAAAAAATATTGATGTAACGGATGTTATAAATAAAGAATTAATACATTTTTCATATTATGATATTCATAGATCAATCCCAAGTTTAATTGATGGTTTTAAACCAACACAAAGAAAAATTATATATACAGCATTAGAATATATAAAAGATAATAATATAAAACAAAAGGTTGCACAATTTGGTGCAAGATGTGCTGAAAAGACAGATTATCACCATGGTGAAGTTTCAATATTTGGAACAATTATAAATATGGCACAAAATTATACAGGAAGTAATAATTGTAATTTATTATTACCAAAAGGTCAATTTGGAAGCCGTTTAGCTAATGGTGAGGATGCAGCATCACCTAGATATATATTTACAAATGTAAATAATATTACATATAAACTAATAAGAAAAGAAGATAATAAATTATTAAATAATTTAAAATCAGAAGATTTAGTTATTGAACCAGAATACTATGTACCAGTATTACCAATAATATTAATTAATGGTGCTATTGGTATTGGTACTGGATTTTCAACAACTATATTACCACATAAATTAGAAGATATTGCAAATTATATTATAAATAAAATAAAAAATAAAAGAATTAAAAAAATTATGCCATGGTATAGAAATTTTAATGGTATAATTAAGGAAACTACAAAACATAAATATAATATTATAGGTAATTATGATTTTCATGATGATAAAAATATAATTATTATATCTGAATTACCTATTGGTACTTCAACAAAAAATTATAAAATATTTTTAGATAGTTTATTATATGATAAATCAATAACAAACAAAAAAGAATTAAAATTACAATGTTTAATTGATTATAAAGATAAAGGAACTAAAGATAATATACAATATGAATTATATTTAAAAAATGATGAATATATAGAAATTAAAAAATTAAAAGAAGATGAATTTTTAAAGAAATTTAAATTAATTAATTGTGTATCAGAAACAAATATGTATTTATTTGATAAAGAAAATAATATTAAAAAATATAAAACAATATATGAAATATTAGATTATTTTTATGATATTAGATTAGAATACTATGAAAAAAGAAAAATATTATTAATAAAAGATTTAGATATAAGTTTACTAATATTAGAAAATAAAGTTAAATTTATTAAAGGTATTATTGATAAAACTATTAAAATTATGAATATAAAAAAAGATATATTATTTAATCAATTGGAAAAATTAGAATTTTATAAATATAAAGATAATTATGATTATTTAGTAAATATGCAAATTTCAACATTAACACAGGAAAGAATTATTAAATTAGAAAATGAGTATAATGAAAAAGCAAATGAGTTAAATAATTTAAAGAATACAAAAATTACAGATATGTGGATTAATGATATAAATGAAATATTAATTGAAAATCAAAAATATAATAAAGAATTATTGAATGAAAAAAATAATTAATCTTTATATAATTATAAAGATTCAATAAATTGAATCTTTATATAATTATAAAGATTCAATAAATTTATCTTGTTTTTCATGAAAGTTTTCAATTTCAGTTATTAAATCATATTTTTTTTCAAAAATTGGACTTGTATTACCAAACTCAATTTTTTTAGGGTGTTCTGTAATACTAATTTTTTTATCTAGTGAATTTAATATATTACCACCTTGTATTTTAACTGATTTAAGTTTACTACAATAATAATTATTATATAAAATTAATAGTATAATACATATTAATAATACAATAATAATATAAAATGTAGTATTACTAAATTCTAAATAATTTATATTATCTGTGATTATGTTTTTATTTTCATCCATTAAAGAAAATGTTTTTTATAAAAAAAATGTAATATTAATATTATATATTATATTAATATTTTATTTCTTTATATGATAAAATAATTTTTTATGATATAATTATATTTACCATCGTCTACCTCGAAATCCATCTTGATTTAATAATTGCTGATCAATAGATTGTTCTCCCATACTTTCTTGTCGAAGTAAATCACTATCGTCTAATCGTTCACGATATGATTCTACTAATGCTTGATCATCGAAATTTTCACCATTTCTACCAGCATCAATTGCACCTCCTTTAATTTTACCTTCTAAGTTATATAAACCATTATCCCAAAATGCTGGTGCTCCATTATTAGTTGCTACTAATCCTTCTTTTGCTTTAGGTGCTTCTTCAGTATGTTTTGTAATTGCATCATTAATTTTAGAAGCTAATGATCTCCCATCTGATCCAGTATGGGATAATAAAATATCTCTTCGTTGACCAATACCATAATCGAATGGTGCATCACCTGAAAATCCTTCTGATTTTGCTGTTAAAATAATAATAACAACTAGGAATACTAGTACTACTGCTCGATAACCTGCTAATGCTAAAGGAGAATTAAGTTTTTCTACTAATGACATTTTTAATTTCTAATTTATATAAAATGTATTATATATTTATATTTATAATTATATTATATAAAATAGAATTTTTATTAAAAAAAAATATTTAAATAATTAAATTAAATATATTTTTTATTTAAATATGGTTATTAAAAAACTTCATCTTATCATCAATATTCATATTAATATAATCTTTTCTTTCTTTTTCTGATAATTTCTTATACATATTTTGTTCTAGAATATAATTATTTTCTGGATTTTCCATATATTCATAATTATTTGTTTGACATGAAAATAAAAATAAATATATTAAATAAATAATAAATAATCCTAAAATAATATTTAAGACTAAATCTAAATCTAATGGTTTACATGTGGTTGTTTCATTATATTTATTAAAATCAGTAGATGTCATCATATTTTCATTTTGTTTATTAGTTTTAACAATAATATTTGGATTAATAACATTTGGGTTTGTTATAGTTGTTTGGTTAGGTAAATTGTTATCCATTTTTTTATTTTTAAAATTGAATATATATATTATATATAAATATAATATATTTTATTTTATATATTTTATATAATAATCATAATTAATTATGAGTTCAAATAAGATTTTATCAAATGTATATAATAATATATTTGAATACATAAATTATAGAAATTTAAAAATAATTGATGATAGATTAGATACTGATGAATTTAATAAACAAATACAATATAATAAATATATTATTATTAGAACTATTGATAATAATAAATTAGATATTACTGATGATAAGGTTAAAGAACTAAAAATTTATTTAAATGATTTTTCAAATAAATTATCTAGTAAAAATAAAGATAATATTACACATGAAACTTATAACTTTGATGAAATTAAAATTATTAATATTATTTTATTACATAATGATACTGACTATGATAGTAAAACTATGGAATTTAAAAAATTAATTAATTATATTAAATATCCAAATGGTGAAATTATTATTATAAGTAAAAAAGATTTTTCTACACATGTAGGTAAACAAATTAATTTATTATCTACAGATAATATTCAAATTTATAATTATCCTTATAGATTATTTAAAATTATTATTCCTAATCATATTTTATGTTCTAAACATAGAATATTACCAGAAGAAGAAGAGATTGAATTATTAACTAATTATTTATATTGTGAAAAAAAAAATTTACCTACTATTAAAATAAATGATCCACAAGTAATTTGGATTGGTGCAAAAGAAAATCAAGTTATTGAAATTCAAAGAAATTCAGAAACTACTGGAAAATCATTATACTATAGATTAGTAAAAGATATATAATTAATAATATTTATATAATTTTTTTATATAATTTATTATATATAATAAAATAAATGTGTCTATTATCTTATGAAATTTTACAAAATTTAATTAATAAATATAAATATAAATATAACTTAGTAGAAAATAAAAAAAAAGATAAGAATACACAAACTTTAGTTATTAATAATGATAATTATAATAGTTATAATGATAATGAATATGATATGATAGACAATTTTCATAATACTGATTATTTAATTAATATAACTGAATTATAAATTATCTATTTTATTTTTTTCTATTTCTTCTTGTTCTTGGAAATTGTTTTTCAATAATTTTTTCCTTTTCTTGTAAATCTTTGTCTTTGCATAATTTAATAATATCAACTATCATATTAATATTATTAATTACAACTTCATTTAACATATTTTTTTCTTTTTTAATTGGATTAATATATAAATTAAATAATTTATATGGTAATATTCCAAATACATTTTTATCTTTGTTATTTAATTCATTAATTTTTTTATTAATATTATTTGTTAAATTATTAATTAAACTTTTATTATTAAATTTTGTTATATATTTATCTTTATTAAAATTTTCCTGATTATATGTATATTGTAATTCATAATCAACTTGAAAACACTTACGTTCCTTACATGCACATCCTGCTAATATTTTATTAATTATATATGGTGTTTGAATACTACTTAAATCATATACTTCTTTATCTTTTATTTTACATTTAATATCATATTTTAATCTATTAATTTCAAATTCAATTTCATCAATCAAATTTGATTCATTTAAATCTTCTCCAATTAAATCGTCTAATGATACTTCTTTTGTATTATTAATATTACTTTCTTTATTATTATAATATAATACCAATATACCATAATTAATTGGATTATTTATTAAAATTTCTTTGTCTTTATGGTAAGAAATATTATATAAATTATTATATATTAAGTTATTAAATGATGATAACTTATATACAGCTTCAATAAATATTGAAGATTCGCATATATCAATTACTTCCATTCCTAATCTTGGTTGGTCAATATAATGTTCTGGTACATCACCAGTTGGTACCCTTGAATATGGACACTTAAATTCAAATAAAATAATACTATGATCATGACTATGATCAATCATTGTTTCATCTAATATATGTTTCACGTATTCTGTTTCTACAATTGCTATTCCATCTGGTGAATATGCAATTGTTTTATGTATTTTATGTGGGATTGAACCAGTTTCAATAATATTACATTTATATATTTTATTTATATGATCTCTTAATGCTTCTTCGAGTATACTCCCCCAAAAGGTTGCAAAGAATCCTGTAAATGGCTTTAGCCCAACATGTGATTTTACTAAATCTTCTTTTGTTTGATACTTATTCTTACCAAGGATAGTACTTATTTCAGACCCACCTATACGATATATACGCCCATCTAACCACTCTGATGTACCTTGTTCTGGTAAATTTTTATGTTCTTCTATAAAATCATTTAATAATTTATGTTTATCTATCATTACCTTTTGTTTTTTATTCATTTTTTAATAAATAAATATATATTATTATACAATATTATATTTATATGAAAAATAGATATTTTATTGATTTTTTTTATTTTATATTTAAATATAAAAAATAATTTAATTATATATTAATATAATATGACATCATATAAAGATATAGATTTGACAAAACATTCAAATAAAAAATATAAATTAACAAATAATGAAATTATAGGAAAGGGAGCATTTAGTCAAGTATATTTATGTGATTCTACATATGGAGAAAATAAACAAAATTATGTTGTAAAGGTTCAATTATCAAAGGAAAGAGAATATGCATTAAATGAATTAAATATATTAAATAAAGTTAAAAAACATAATAAAGAATATCAAAAACAATATAAAAATAAATACAATATAGAATCTAATTTAGTGAAAAATTATGATTATTTTATTTCAGATGATTATATATATATTATATATGAAAAATGTAATATAAATTTAGAAGAATTTAATATTGCATATTTAAAAAAATATAAATCTCAATTACCATTATTTATAATTGAATATATTATTTATTCTATATGCAATGGAATAAATGAATTAAATTTTAATAACATTATTCATTGTGATATTAAATTAGATAATATTTTAATAAAATTTAATAATGTACAAATAAAAAATAAAAAGAAAGATAAAATTAAAAATATTAATAATATTAATGATTTATTTCAATTAATAAATGATAAAACTATTAATAATTATGAAGAAACTATTTTAAATGCATTTGATATTAAAATTATAGATTTTAATAAATCATGTTTTATTAACCAAATATATAAATCATGTAGTGTTCAAACAATATATTTCCAAGCACCAGAAATTGTATTTGGTAATAGAAATTATAATGAAAGTATTGATTCATGGAGCATTGGATGTATTATTTGGTGGTTATTAACAAGTGAAATTTTATTTGATATATATAATCATAATTTAGAGTATGGAAAATTATATGAAAATTATAATTCAGATATTGAAGATAGCGAGTCAGATAAGAGTAGTGTTGGTTATACTACAAGTAATTCAGGTTCATATTCATATGGTACTGACATGTTAGAAAATTATATATATTTATTAAAAGTAAAGTCTTTAATAGGTGAATGTAACAATGAATTGTTAATTGGTGAAAAAATTAATGATTATATGTATAATAATAAAATATTGTGTAATAATATTGAATTAAAAAAATCAGATATAATAAATTATTTATTATCTAAAATTGATAATTTTAAATATAATAATGAAGAAGAAAAAAAATTATTAATAAAAAAAATAACAAATTTATATGTAAATATTTTAAAACAAATATTTACATATGATTATAATAATAGAATAAAATGTAAAGAAATTATTACTTATTTATAAAAATAATTATTTTGATAAATAATTATTTAAAACTTGATATATTAATATATCATGCATTAATTGATTATTACGTAAATCTAATTCACTATTATTAGTATATACTAAATCTTGTATTAATGTATCTCTAGAACCAATAAATCTTGTGTTTTTTTTGTTATTTACATAATTAATTTTATTATTTTTATTATATTTAATATAATTCCATGAATAATTCATATAATTTCTTATATAATATTTATTATCATTAAAATTTTCATTACATTTATCATGATAAAATTTACAATTTATAATATTACAATTATTTTTATTACATTTCATTATATTATTTTTTTCTTTATCATTTTTTTTATCATATATATTACCAATATTTCCTTTA